GGACAAGCAAGGTCAGCAATGAAAGGAAATGCTTTATCTTTTCAAGTATTAACTGAATTGGCTGAAAAAGAACAAGAGAAAGAAAATAAATCATTCTATATTCCTGCTAAAGATTTAGCAAAATCGTTTGTAGATTTGAATAGAGATATTGATAATCCTATTTATAGTGAGTTTTGGTTAAGGGGCGGACGTGGTTCTACAAAATCAACCTATATAGGTGAAAAGATTATTGAACTATTGAAAAACAATCCTAACTACTGCGCATTAATAATGAGAGAGGTTGGAAATACTTTAAAAGATTCCGTTTACATGCAAATCAAGTGGGCTATTGACCATTTAGGATTAACAAGTCAATTCAAATTCACAGTATCACCAATGGAAATAACTTTAAAAGAAACAGGACAAAAGATTTATTTTAGAGGTGGAGATGACCCGCAAAAGATTAAATCTATTAGACCACCTGAAGGAATGTACATTGCCATTAGATGGTTTGAAGAAGCGGATCAATTAAAAGGAATGAAAGAAATTCGTAATATTAATCAATCTACTATTCGTGGTGGAGATAGATATTATACATTCTTTTCTTATAACGTTCCTATTTCTAACACTCATTGGATTAATGTAGAATCATCAAGTGGAAAACCTGATAGACTAGTACATGACAGTGATTATAGAGATGTGCCAAAACAATGGCTTGGGAAACAATTCTTTGATGATGCAGAATGGCTAAAACAAGTTAATCCAAAAGCTTATGAACATGAATATTTAGGTATTCCAGTAGGTCAAGGTTTAGAAGTATTTGATAATCTAGAAATAAGAGAAATTACTGATAATGAAATAGCTTCATTTGATAAAGTATTATATGGTGTCGATTGGGGTTGGTATCCTGACCCATTTCATTTTGGTGGTTGCTATTATGATAGTGCTAGAATGACATTGTATATATTTGATGAATATAGATGTAATAAGAAATCAAATAAAGATACTTCAGATGTATTATTAAATGAAAAAGGTTTAACAAGATACGATATAGTAACTTGTGACAGTGCTGAACAAAAGTCAGTAGAAGAATATAGAACATATGGAATTAATGCTAGAGCAGCTGAAAAAGGTCCTGATTCAGTAAGATTTGGGATGAAGTGGTTACAGTCATTATTAAAGATTGTAATAGACCCAATTAGATGCCCAAACACTAAAGAAGAATTTTCTAAATATCAATATGAAACAACACCGGAAGGTGAACCAATAAGTGCATATCCTGATTTAGACAACCATAGTATTGACTGTATTAGATATGCAACTGAACAAATATGGAAAAAACGTGGAGGTGCTAGATATGGTCGTTAATATTTTAGGAGAAGAATATGAAATTAAAATATTAGAAAAAAGAGATTCTTGCATGTTAGAAAATAATTATACTGGTTATGTCAATTATGATGATAAATGTATTTATCTTTGGAAAGAAGATACCTGGATTAAACATACATTATTGCATGAAATGGTACATGCTTATTTACATGAAGCAGGAATAGAATTTGGTTATGGGATTCATAATGAGGACAATGTTAATTTTATTGCTCGTATGATTCCAAAAATTAGCAATCAATTTGATAACGTGAAAGGAGATATAAAATGAAACAAGGCGCAACAGGATTTTTAAAAATTAAAATTGATGATGTTATAAAAATAGATGAAGTAAATAGTATCATATTTACAGTAACTACACCTGATAGAGATTTACAATTTAAGAAGTCTTATCCTGATGATGTAGCTTACGAAGATGGTTATTATTATATTCCATTATTCCAACAAGATACTGTAAATATGGAAGGTGTTTATAAAATTGAAGCACAAATTAACATGAAAAATGCTGAAGTTGTAAAAACTACAATTAATAAGTTATTTATTAACTCATCATTAAATACTACTATGTTAGATAGCAATCCATCTTTTAGACAAATTGGAAGTCTAGTTGATATGAAAGTAGAAGGAATTGCTATTGGTCGAGACGGAAAAAATGGTGCTACTTTCACACCAATTATGACTGGTACAGTTTTATCTTGGGAAAATGATAAAGGATTAGAGAATCCTTAACCTGTAGATTTAAAAGGTGAAAAAGGGGATAAAGGAGACCCTTATACTGAATCACAAGAATTTAAAGACTATTATAAAAAAGTAAAAGATACTGTTAATAAAAGTGAACAAATTGATAAAGATATTACTGATAAATCAAATGCTTTCAATGAAAATTATGATTCTAAATTAAGTTCATTCAATAAAAATTCGGTTAATAAAACAAATGATTTTGATACAAATGCTGAAACCAAAACTAATGAGTTTAATGGAAATGCTACAAATAAAACAACAGCGTTCAATCAAAATGCAGTAGAAAAAACTAATACTTTCAACCAAAATGCGGAACAACAACATGATTCATTAGCTGAAGATTTTACAGGTAAAATGAATGACTTAAACGAAAGCTATGATACTAAAATGAGTGGACTAGATACTAAATCTATTGGTTATAAAGAAGAAGATATAACTGAATATACAGGCGAAGGGCAAACTTCAATTTCCTATAGAGGTGTAGAAAACTTTTGGGGAAATATTTGGAAGTTGATTGAAGGATTGAGATTTTGGGGAAATACTCATATGCTAGGCGGTCAGCCTTATATATGTAAAGACTTCAACTATACTGAAAACAAACATAGTGATAATTATGAAAGTGTTGGATTTACACTACCAAATTCAAATGGATATATTAAAGCTATGGGATATGATAAGAATTTTGATTGGTTGTTTATTCATTCAAAAGTTGGAGGAGACAGTTCTAAACCTGTTGGAGACTATGCTTATGTAACTTTAAACCTTAATGACTATAGGGTCGCTCTATTGGGAGGTCGTTGGTTTGATGGGTCTCGTGCTGGTGGGTTCTGTTGGAATTGTAATGATGATGTTGGTACTCGCCATCGTGCTATCAGTGGTCGCTTGGTGTATATACCAAATTTAAAAAATTGGTAAAAATACTTGTAATTTAAAAATAAATATATCAAGCCCATATTAATTCATTCAAATAACTATTATAATAATGTTATAAAAGGGGGAATAAGTTAAATGATTAAACATCTTATTGAATTAATAAAACAAGGTTTAAATAAAATGATAGGGAACCCTAAACAAGATAATTCTATTGATTCTAGTGTTTCAGAAACTATGGTTAAGGCTATATCATTGTGGAAGAAAATGTATAAGAATAAAGCTCCTTGGGTTAGTGCTGATACAGGAGTTATTTCTATTGGGATTCCAAAATTAATTTGTAAAGCATTTAAACAGCAAGTTTTAAGCGAAATGAAAACTGATATTATAGACACAAATATCAGTACTGAAGTAGACAAAGACAAACAAGAAGAAACTAAAACAAGGGCTGACTATTTGAACAACGTTTATAAGAAAAAATTAATTAAAAAACTTTCTAAAGTATATGAAAAAGCGTTAGCTTTAGGCGGAGTTATAATCAAGCCCTATATTAAAAATGACCAAGTTTACTTTGATTTTAACTATCAAGGAGAATTCTATCCTATTGCTTTTGATGATGATGGAAATATTGTAGACATTGCATTTTTAGACCAATTTAGAAGTGGTGACATTTTATACACAAAAGTAGAAAGACAAACATTTGAATATAACACGGTTACTATTGAAAACAAAGCTTTTAAAGTTAAATTGGATGCTAATGGAGATGAAAATACAACTCAAGAATTAGGTGAAGAAATTCCATTAACTGAAGTAGAAAAATGGTCAACATTAGAACCTAGAGTAGAGATTGAGAATGTAGAAAAACCTTTATATGGATATTATTGTGAACCAATTTCTAATAATATTGATATGGATTCTCCTTTGGGTATTTCATTTTTTAGTGATGCTAAAGATTTAATTCAAAAAGCTGATGAACAATTTGGTAGGCTAGATTGGGAATATGAGGGCGGACAAATGGCTATTGATGTAGACCCTACTGCTTTGCATTATGAAAATGGCTATTATGGTACTCATTCAGTAATGGATAGAATGAAAGATAGATTATATCGTTCTTTGGATTTAGGAGCATCAAATACTTATAATGCTTTCGCTCCAACTTTAAGAGATGCTAGTTATTTAGATGGATTAAACAATATCCTCATGCGAATTGAAGATACCTTATGTCTTTCTAGAGGTACTATTTCTAATGTAGAGGCTGAAGCAAGAACTGCAACTGAAATTAGAGTTTTAAAACAAAAAGCATACGATAATATTGTATCGCATCAAGAAGCTTTAGAGGACACTTTAATGGATACAGTTTATGCAATGAATGTTTTAGTTGATTTGTATGAATTAGCGCCTGACGGGGATTATGATACTACGGTTGAATGGGGAGATAGTATTTTAACTGATACTGACACGGAACTTCAACAAAAGATTCAATTAGTAGATGCTGATATTCTAGATAAAGCTGAAGTACGTGCTTGGTATACAGGAGAATCTTTAGAGGTTGCGACTAAAAAAATTAAAGATATGCAAAAAGAAAAACAAGAAAATATGATGAATGATTTATTTACTAATGGTTCAAAAACAAATGAATTAGAAACTGAGGAGGAATAATAAATGGCTATTACACCTACTGAACTTACAAATAAAGCTTTTGAAATATCTAAACGATTTAGTAAAGTGAATACGTTCTATTTAAAAATGATGGCTAAACAAATTAAATCTATTGGAAAATTAGATAAAGACAACTTGCATAGACTAGAACAATTAGCTTTGATGGGAAATAATATCAAAGAAATTAATTCCATGCTAGTTAAAGAAACAGGATTAGCTTTAGAAGATATTCAAAAATTATATCTTGAAAGTGCAGGAGAAGAATATAAGGATGTAGCTGATTTATATAATTATAAGGGGGTAGCTCAACCCCCTTTTTCTAAAAATAAACCTTTAAATAGTTACATTGAATCAGTTAAGAAATTAACTGATGGTACATTTATAAATATGTCACATACAACTGCAATTTCAAAAGATTATAGAGATATTATTGATTTAGCTATTGATACAGTAGCCACAGGAATGGATGATTATGAAAGCGTAATGAAAAGAATGTTATTATCAAAAGCTAGAAAAGGAATGAGAATCACATATGCAAGTGGTAGAACAAGAAGATTAGACAGTGCTTGTCGAATGAATATTTTAGAAGGTGTTAGACAAGTTAATAATGGTATTAGAAAAGAAATGGGAAATCAATATGGTGCGGATGGAGTAGAAATTGATGCTCATGGCTTATGTGCCGAAGACCATTTACCTTACCAAGGAAAACAATACACTATTAAAGCTTATGAAAAATTAAATAATAAATTAAAAAGACCTATTGGAACTTTGAATTGTAGACATGGAATTTCTTATATCATTTTAGGAGTGTCCCCAAAAACATACACAAAGGAAGATTTAGAATTAATGAAAAAGAAATCTACTGATAAAGTCATAATCAAAGGAAAAGAATACACTAAATATGAAGCATCACAATTAATGCGTTCTATTGAAACTGAAATGAGATATAAAAAAGATGAAATTTTAGCTTTGGATTCAGCAGGTTTTGATTATAAAAAACAAGAAACAAAATTAGGAGAATTGAAGTCATTATATTATCATGTTGCTAAAAAATCAGGTATTACACCAAGATTTAATAGAACATATGTATATGGTTATGATGAAGATTAAATAATAATGTTATTTACTTGTAATAAAAATAATATTTTATTATAATAATAATGTAAGCTAACCTAGATTGTGGAAAACACAATTAAAATAATATTTTAAGGAGATATTAATTTATGAAAAACATTTTTGACATTTTGAAAGGAATTGGGATTGAAATTCCTGAAGACAAGAAAAAAGATTTTAATTCAACTTTTAATGAAAATTATAAAAACATTAATGAAGTTGAAAAAATTAGTAATGATTTAAAATCAAAAGAAACTGAAATTGAAAACTATAAAGCTGATATTTCAAAACGTGATGATGATTTAAAAGCGTTACAAAAGCAATTAAAAGATGCAGGAACAAGTCAAGAAGAACTTGATAAAGCAAATGCAAAGATTGACACTTTGACACAGGAGTATGCGGATTACAAGAAAAATTCCGAAACAAAATTACAAAAACAAGCTTATGAATTTGCAGTAAATCAAAAAGTAGCAGGATTAAAGTTTAGTTCTAATTCAGCTAAAAAAGCATTTTTAAGTGAAATCATGAAAGATGAATTAAAAATGAAAGATGGAGAATTAATTGGTTTTGATGATTATGTAGAAACTTATAAGAAAGAGGACGAAGGAGCTTTCTTAAAAGAGGAACAAACAAAAAAGCCAACTATTAAATTTTCAGGAAAATCAGGTAAAGTTGATGAACCTGAAGATGTAGATGAATCTGAAGATGTAGAACGTTCTAATCCTGTAATCTGGTAGAAAATTAAAGGAGGAAAAATTATATGGCAGTAAAAACACAAAATAGAATTGAATCATTAAGTGTATTATTAGATGGCTCTATTGACGGAAAAATGCTTTTAAAAGAAGCTTATGATGGTGTTCTTGAAAATGTGCAAAAAGGTGCAGTTTCAGTACAATTAAAAAATACTGATTTATCAGGTGACCCTTTAGCAGGTACAGTAGAAGCAAAACGTTTTGCTAACGCAATTGCTCAAAATTATGGTACTGCTCGTACAGGTGGAAAAGGTAATAATGTAAAAGGTAAAACAGTTACAATTCCTATTGATACTGATAGAGAATTTGTTGAAGAAATTGAACAAAAAGACGTTAGATTATTAGGTGTTGATGGATTAGTTGCTAAACGTTCAGC